CTTGATATTAAAAGTGGCGGCGCCAGTAAATGGACAGGCGGCGGTGCAACTAGTATTGGGGGAGCAAGTTTAGTACTCAGCGCTAGCACAATCAATCTTAACGGACCAGCAGCACCTACAGCAGCCACTGCGGCTGAAGCTGCTGAAGCTGAATTACCAAAAGTATTGAAAACCCATAGTGTACCAGATGAAAAGGGATCAAAATTATTTAATACTATTATGCGTCGTGTGCCAACACACGAACCTTGGGCACATCATGAAAATTTAGACCCAAAACAATTTACTCCTGAAAAAACAGACAGGGATATTGATGGGAGAAATGAAGAAAATAGTGAATCAATTTTATTAGTGGACAAAAATTTACCAGAATATTGGTCAGGGCAACCAGCTGACAAGCAAAAATATACCACCAGTACTGATACGTTTGCTAAAATTCAAAAGGAAGAATAATTATGGCTATTCAACGTCTTTATGAAAAACTAGTAGTAAAGGGCAAAACTCCTAAGGCAATACCTCCCTTGCCAAGAACTTATAGAGGGTTTAGCTCAGTGAGTACTGATACTGAATCATTTGCTCTTTATGATTTGGCCCTGATCAAACAGGACATTATCAATCATTTCCATGTGAGACAAGGTGAAAGATTAATGAATCCTGAATTCGGTACCATAATTTGGGATGTAATTTTTGAACCTCTAACTGATGAATTACAGGCTTTAATATTACAAAATGTTGAAGATATTATTAACTATGATCCTAGAGTAGTAGCCAATGACGTAATTGTCACTGCCTATGAAAGTGGTATTCAAATTGAGTGCAGTTTACTCTATCTTCCTTATAATGTGTCTGAATCATTGAGATTTAGATTTGATCAAGATAATGGATTAATCGGATAAACTAGCAGTTTATTATCTACTATAAATATCAAGTATAAGGACTGCCAATGTCATCCACCAATAGACAAAATAGATTATTAGTTGCCGAAGATTGGAAAAAAATCTATCAAAGTTATCGTAATGCGGACTTTAAAAGTTATGACTTTGAAAATCTTCGCAGAGTCATGGTGGATTATCTAAGAGAAAATTATCCAGAAGATTTTAATGATTATATTGAAAGCAGTGAATATCTAGCATTGATAGATATGATTGCTTTTTTAGGGCAAAGTATTGCATTTAGAGTAGACCTAAATGCACGTGATAATTTTTTAGAACTGGCTGAACGTAGAGAAAGTGTACTAAGATTATCAAGAACTATTGGATATAACGCCAAACGTAATCTTGCTGCTAACGGATTACTTAAATTTCAAAGCATCAGCACAACACAAGATATTATTGACAGTAATGGTAGAAATTTACGAGGTCAAGAAATAATATGGAATGACAATGCCAATAGTAATTGGTATGAACAATTTATCAAAGTAATTAATGCAGCATTGCCAGCAAATAGTCAGTTTGGTAATCCGAATAACAAAGCAGTAATTTATAATATACCAACAGAACAATATAGATTACAGTCAGCAAATAATATAATCCCAGTCTATGGATTTAGTAAAATTGTAGATGGAAGAAATATGAATTTTGAAGTTGTCAGTACTACCATAGAAAATGGCACTGACATTATGGAGGATCCTCCGCAAGTTGGGAAAAGTTTGGCATTTCTTTATAGAGATGATGGAAGAGGCCCTTCAAGTCCCACTTCTGGATTCTTTTTACATTTTAGACAGGGCAGTTTGAATACTGGTACATTTTCAATCTCAAATCCCAGTACTAACGAAATTATTGATATTGACTCTGACAACATTAATAATACTGATGTTTGGCTTTACAAATTAAACTCTGATGGAATAGAGTCAGAATATTGGGCAAAAGTCTCAAGTTTTGAAGGTAATAATGTAATTTATAATAGTCTAAAGAAAAATATTAGAAATATCTATTCAGTTATTACTAGGGCCAATGATAGAATTAGTATAAACTTTAGTGACGGTACGTTTGGTACATTGCCATTAGGTAATTTTAGAATATATTATCGTATCAGTAATGGACTTAGTTATACAATTAATCCTAAGGATATTAAAAACGTTGTCGTTGAAATTCAATATGTTTCGAACACCGGCCAAAGTGAAGTAATATCATTAACTATGGGATTACAATCTAGTATTAATAATGGTGCTCCATTTGAAAGTAATGAACAAATTAAGGCCAATGCTCCTGCCACGTATTATACACAAAATCGTATGATCACAGCAGAGGATTATAATATTAGTCCATTAAGTGTCAGTCAAGAAATAATAAAAATTAAATCTATCAATAGATCTAGTAGCGGTATTAGTAGATATTTTGATCTCAATGATCCAACTGGCAAATATAGTAGTACAAATTTATTTGGCAATGATGGTATTCTTTATAAACAAGAATACGAAGATAGTTTTAGATTTAATTATATTAATAAAACTGATATTGAAGGTGTAGTATATAATCAAGTTTTTAATGTTATTAAGGATTTAAACCTTCGTAATTTTTACTATGATAAATTTGGTAAAACAACTATTATCTTTTCTAACTTAACTTGGACTCAGCAGACCAAGGACACTAATCAATCTACTGGTTATTTCAAAGATTTTGCTAAAATAGTAATTGGCTCAACAAACAGTGATTTAAAAAATGTAGAACCTGGCGCTTTAATTAAGTTTGTTCCACAACCTGGATTTTATTTCAACACATTAGACAGTAATACTACTGTGAAAATTCCTAGTACAGGTATACCATTTGGCGGTGTCACATATATTTGGGCCAAAGTTGTTAGCATAACCAATGATGGCTTAGGCAATAAATTAGGTGAGGCAGATACAGGTATTTTAACAAATGGCAATGGAGCCATAACTTTAAATATTCAAGTGCCAACTAATTCACGATTAAACAAAATAATTCCAAGATGGAGAACTTCATTAGATACTAATACAATTTCAACTATTGTTGATTTGGTGTTTGCTAACAAGCCTTTTGGTCTTAGATATGATACAATATCTAAAAACTGGAAAATAGTATTTGAAAGTAATCTTAATATTGTTGATGAATTTAATACTGGCAAAGCTGGTGACAATGGTAATCAAAAACTAGATAGTAGTTGGCTATTGTTATTCACCACTGATACAGAATTCTATGTTGTTAAATCTAGAAAATTAAAATATGTTTTTGCAAGTGATAATCAAATTCGTTTTTATTACGATAGTAATAATAAAATTTATGATAGCAGAAGTAATTTAGTGGTCAAGGATCAAATAACAGTATTAAGCATCAATTCAGATCCTACTAGTTTAAATCAAATATCCCCGTTTACCTATAATTTAAATTGGGAAGTCGATCAAGAATTTTTAGGGGCAGATGGGTATGTGGATACTAAAAGAATAGAAATAAGTTTTAATGATAGCAACGATGATGGGGTAGTTGATGACCCTGATTTGTTTGATGTTATTGTAAACCCCAGTACTGATCAATCAAAATATATTATTTTAGAAAGATACGAAGTTGCCACAGGACAATTGGATTATAGATACGTTAAAAATGTTTCTAGCAATAATACACCGATAATATATATTCAGTCCAATATTGAATCTCTAATAGATAGAATTGATAATCAATATTATTATTTTTTAGATACTAAAACAGTCCAAAAATGGAATGCAACGCAAGGAAGATTTATTGCTAGTTTAGATTATAAAGTTTTTCAAGGTAGATCAGATTTAAAATTCCAGTATATACATAGCGCAGACTATGAGTCTAGGATAGATCCTGGACAGATTAATATCATGGATCTTTATGTATTAACCAAACAATATGATTCAGAATTTAGAAAATGGTTAATTGGCACCTTAGATCAAGAACCTTTCCCAGCCAGTTCTGATGAATTAAATTTGGTATTATCTCCAAGTTTGAATAATATTAAGGCTATGAGTGATGAAATTATATATCATCCAGTAAAATATAAAGTATTGTTTGGGCCCAAAGCCAGTTTAAATCTAAGAGCCACATTTAAAATTATTAAAAATTCTGAACAGATTATCAGTGATAATGAAATAAGAACTAATGTATTATTGGCCATAAATGAATTTTTTGCCATAGAAAATTGGGACTTTGGTGACAGTTTTTACTTCAGTGAATTAGTTGCCTATGTTATGAGTAGAACTACACCATATCTAGTAAACATAATTATAGTTCCTAGACAACCTGATTTGCGTTTTGGAAGTTTGTTTGA